CTCCCTGGTGCATGACCACCACGTCCACATGGTGGTGCGTCTGTCCGCTCTCCTCTTGGAAAATCACAACGCCCTGCTCTACCCGGGCGCTGATGACGGGAAGTCCAGCCACGGACCCCTGCAGGCCCTCCAGCGCTTGGCGCACCGCGGTGGCGACTGCCTCGGCTACGGGCTCCGTCTGCGCCATGGCCGTNACCTGGATGCGGGTCTCGGTCCACGCAACGCCGCCCAAGTCCCGCCGGGGCACGACACTGATNACGTTGAGGACGATGCAGGGATAGGTGGCACCGTCGGGGCGGACCTGGTAGTAGATCCTGTCGCCCACAAGCGCCGTNACNCCCGGGTCCTCGGTAAGCCGTTTCCATATCGCTCTGCGGGCCGTCACCCCCTCCGTCGCCATACCCGCTCCAGCCTCCTCTGCAGGGCCTGGATGGTGCGCTGCTCAGCTTCCTGTCGCTTGGCGTCGCCTGCCGGCCGCAGCCAGGGCTTGGGCGGCACATGGCCGACGACCGTTCCTGCCGGCGTCTTCTTGGCCCGCTTGCGGCCACCGACCACGATGTCGTGGCCAAACTCGACCAGGCGACCGTACCAGCCTTTCTTCCCCGGCCCGACAACAGCCTGAGCCCTAGTGTCGGTGCTACGTCGCTCATCGATCTCGGCATGGATGTCGCCAGCCAGCGTGCCGGTGCGTTGAATCGCCCTGGCATTGGCCACCGCCTGCTCCCGGATTATCTCGGCGCCCTCAAGCACTGCGTCCCGCAGGGCTTGGCCGCGGACCTCCTGCGACATGAGCTCCAGCCGGCGACGGATGTCCTCCGGGGATGGGCCCCTGAATCGCACCGTCATCCTCATGCCGGCCTCAGCTCCTGACAGATGAGCTGCAGTTCCTCACGGCGCCCCGTGCGGTCGAGGACGGCCTGGATTTCGAATTCCCGCCCATCGAACCGCACCCGTTGCCTAGGCTCAATGCCCCGGCGCCAGCGGATGGTGATGCGGTGATCCGCTTGGATGTGAGACTGCTGCGCCTCGAAGTAGGTGCGCCCACTCAAAGCCTCGACGGCCGCCCACACGGTCGCGATGGGCTGCCACACAGGTTCCGGCAGCGGCTCGCCCCACTCGTTGCGGCCCTCAACGTAGCGGCCAATTTCGATGCGGTGGCGCAGCTGTCCAATCTCAACCACCATCGCCGTCACCATCCGGCGGCACGGCGTTCTGCAGCTCGAACAGCAGGCCGGCCAGCGTAGGATTCAGGGTCCGCTCACCACGACCCACCGTCAAGCCCCGGTGCTCGTACCGATCCGCGACGTAGGCCAGGACAAACGTCCTGGCCTGCCGCTTCTCCTTGACCCACTCCCACGCCTCGCCGACAGCGTCCCGAAGCTTTTCTTCGGCCTCCTCTATGAGGTTGGCAATGATGGTGTCCTCGGCATCGCCGTCGACGCGGAGCCAAAGTTTGGCCTCCTCCAGCGTCACGAGCGGCATCGCCATCACCCGCCCCGCAGCGCCGCGATAATGTCCGCCTTCCGGCGGGCCTGGCCTAAATCGACGCCCCGCTCAGCCGCGAGGGCCCGCAGTTGAGCCACCGTCATGGCCTCCAGATCGTCAGCCATGGGCGCATCGGGCGCATCAGGTTCATCAACAGCAGGAGCGGGCCCGTTCGCCAGGACCGCAACTCCGGCCCCGATGATGACGCGGGCCCGCTCCTCGGTCACGACGATTTCCTCACCGTACCGGCGGTAGACGCCGGCTTGGCGATCCAGCCACGGGCGCCGGCGGGTGAACCGAATACGGACCACGCCGACCACCTCCCGCGTCACGGCGACAGCGTGATTTCACCGTAGACGGCCGCACCCTCGTCCCACAGGACCACGTCGTCACGGGTGATGACCCGCAGCTCCGTCGAGTCACGCCGCCACGCCTCGCCACCCTCGCGAGTGCTGGCCAGCTCGAACATGCCACGCCAGAAGTGGACGACCAGCTGGCGGAGATTGCCGACAACCATGGGCGCCTTGTTGTCAACCGTCGGGAAGTGCCGGTTGCTGAGGACGACGATGGGGCGTCCCTTGAACAGCCGCTGGGTCGCGTTCGTCGGGTCAGGCTGCAACAGCGGCCGGCCGTCGTTGTCCTCCTGCGTGTCCAGGAAGTGGAACCCGTCCTGGTTCGTCAGGATGATAGCCGAAGTCGAGATGGCCGGATCCAGGTCCACGTTCAGAATCCGCTTCAGGTCGTTGATGCCGGACACCGGCACCTTGTCCAGCGTTGCCAGCACGTTGCGGATCAGGACGTTCCTGGTCACCACGACCTTGCGGGCAATCCAGTCCTGGACGTAGGCCAGGATGTTCTGATCCGTGTCCTGCAACAACTCGCTGGTCAGCGGCAGGAACCCGGCCCGCTTGCGCAGCGTGTACTCGACCGGCACGAACTTCGGGTTGTCCATCGCCTGAATCTCGCCGTACTCGTCCACCGGCGCCATCGGCACCATATCTTCGTCGGCCTCGAGCACGCGCCGGCCGGAGAGGGTCCTGGTCTGCTCTTGCCGGACGTACTGGGTGAGGTCGTTCAACTCCCGCATGATGGCATTGATGTTGGTCTGGATGTCCGGCGGCACGATGAGCGAAGAGTCGCCGTCCGGGTCAGTGGAGACGCCGCCCTCATGCATCACGTTGCGGAACTCGCGGATAATGGACGCTTCGGCAGGCGAAATCCGCTGCCGCCGGATGGCCTTCAGGAACACCCGCTTGTACTCCTGAGCCAGCTTCTGTTCATCCTTGCTGGGCGGTTCATCGCCATCGTCCCCCAGCCGGACGCCGCCCTCGGGCTCGGAACCCTCCAGTTCCTTGAGCGCCTCGATGCGAGCGCGGATCTTCCGCACGTCCTCCATGGCCTTGGCCGCCAGATCGTCGTTCTCTTCGGCGATAGCGGCGCGGACGTTATTCTCGGCCTCGCGCAACTTGGCCAGTAGTTCTCGCATCTGCTTGTTCACTGTGATCAACCTCCTTCACGGATTCCTCAGTCGAAAATCAAAAGGAGCTGCCAGTCAGCAGTTCCAGTTCCAGCGCCAACAGCTTCAATCGGCGCTCACGCTCCGCATCCGAGTCCCCCCTTTCTGCCTGGGGTGCCGGCTTGGGCGGGTCGTTGTTGTCCGGCACCACCAGCAGCTTCGGAGGGTTCTTGAAGCGAGAGAGGTTCACTTCCTGGCCGTTGACGACCAGGGTTCCATTGCGCAGAGAAGCCGCGACCGCCCTGCTTTCCTCAATTTCGTCAGCGAAGCCCTTTTCGACGGCCTCCTCGGCGGTCATCCAGGTCTCGGCATCCATCATGCGACGAATCTCCTCGTCGTCGAGACCAGTTTTCTCCTTGTAGGCCGCCACGACCGATTCGGTGATCCGGTCGAGGGCGTCAGCAACCTCCCGGAGGTAATTGGCGTCACCAGCCACAACGGTCCAGACGTTGTGGATCATCATCATGGCGTTGCGCGGCATCCTGATGACGTCTCCTGCCATGGCCACGATGCTGGCAGCCGAGGCAGCCAGGCCATCGATGTAGACCACCTTGTAGGCGCTATGCCGCTTGAGCATGGAGAGGATAGCCTGCCCCGCGAAGACGTCGCCGCCCGGGCTGTTGATGTAGATGCGGAGCTCATCGATGTCGCCGAGGGCCTCCAAGTCCTCACGGAACTGACGGGGCGTCACTTCGTCACCCCACCAGGTAAAGTCGCTGATTTCGCCGTAAAGCAGCAATTCGCCGACCTTCGGGTCGTCGGCCGCTGCCCGGAACTGCCAGAACTTACGCTTGCCTCGCACCGTTACCGCCTCCCTGCGCGACCTGCTCCAGAGGCCGCATGGCACCGTTGACCAGCAGCACATCGCCGCCGTCTAGGGCCGGCAGCTCCTCCAGGGCCCGCACTTCATTCGGCGTCAGAAAACCGCCCTGGATGCCCACCCGGTACGCTTCGTACCGGGTCTTGATGTCGCTGCGGACGATACTGTCCACGTTCCATTTGACGTAGTAGCCGGCCTGAATCTCCGAGTCGAGGAGGAGCTTGGCGGCGATCTCCTGCTCATACCCCGTCAGGATGGCCTGCAGGGTATCGGCGTAGAACTGCTTCTGCTGCTCCTCGATGTTCGTGTGCGTGGCCCGGCTCAGGTCGTTGAGCTGGTGCATCTTGATGCCAAACACGTTGGCGATCTGGCGGATGGTGAGCTGCGTATTCTCCAGAAATTGGGCGTCCGTCATGGACAGCTGCAGCGGCTGGAATTGAAAGCCCACCGGCAGGAGAGCAATCCGGTGGGCGTTCTTCAAGCCGCTGGCCATCTGCTCGAAGCGCTCACGGAATTTCCGCTTCGCTTCCTCGTTCAGGTCGCCAACGTAGTGAACGATGCCCCGAGTCTGCAGGCCATGCTTGTAGAAATGATGCAAATATCTGGTCGCCTGGGCGCCGCTCTCCACCAGGAACCGCAGATAGTCGATGGGGTTGATGCCCACGATCCCATCGACCGTCAGCCCCTTGAAGTGTAGCACTTCGTCCGGCTCCAGTCGCCGCCGCTGGCCGCCGACGGTGACGATGTACCAGATCCGATTCCTGGTACTGATGAGGCCCTCGTCGTCCACCCACACCTCAACCTTGGACGTGTCAATGGGCCAAAGAGCTTTCACCCGGCCACGGTTCGGTCCCCGCGTCTCAAACTCGATGGATACAAACGAGTTGCCCCGCAGGGCCCGCTGCGCTTCGACGGCCCGCCAGAAATCGTAGGCCGTCATGTAAGGGTTGGGCCGGTGTTTGAGCAATGGGTATAGGTAGTGGTCCGTCGCCTTCCGGATTCCGCCCTCGGGAAGCTCCTGGTACACCTTGAGCGGCAGCTTGGCCACGGCCTCGCTCAGAATCTTGACGCAGGCGTAGACCGTCGCCTCACGCAGCGCTCCTGTCCCCCGGGCCAGCAGGTCGTCCGGGTCGATGCCGAGGATCTCTAGCAAGCGCGGGTCNTCCAGGCCGATGACCTCCCGCTTCTGCTCAGCGCGAAAACGGCGGGCCAACCAGTCCAAGGCCCGCCGCAAGGCTCCGGTATTCTGTTGTTCCCGCCGTCCACGCGCCATAGCTCATCCCCACAACTTGTCCAGGATTTCGTCGTCCACGAACTCGCTCACGTCCACGCTGGCGACCTCGGCATGCATGGCNCTGGCGTGAGCCGTCACCAGCGCTGCCGCTGGGTCGATTCTGTCCCGGCTGCGGTTCTTCGCAAGCTGGATGTTGCCGTTCGCGTCCTCCCTGGCCACGGCGTTTCCCATGGCCCACGTCAGGACGGGGTCGCCGTCGTGGACCAGCCTGCCATCCAGCACGCAGCCACGCAAGTTCAGCGTCGGCTCCGAGATATACCGGATCGTCTGCGGCACCTCGACGACCAAGTAGCCGTACTCTTGCATCCGCCGAGTAAATTGGGCCGCCCGCCAGGGGTCCACGCAGACTTCTCGCACCTGCCAACCTTCGGACTGCACCTTCTGGTGGACCCAATCGGCCACGAAGTCTAGGTCAATCAGCGCCCCGGGAACGGCCGTCATGTATCCCTGCCGAATCCACAGGTCATATGGCACCTTGTCCGTCTTACGCCGCTCCTGCAGCCGTTCTTCGGGAACGAAACTGTGATGCAGAACGGCGTACCGGCCGCCGCCCAGCGGGAACTCGAAGACAACGCTACACAGGTCGGTGGTGGCCGCCAGGTCAACACCGACGAACACTTCCGCGCCGGTTAGATCCGGCAGCTCACCTTGGCAAGCCCGCCAGCGGTCCATGGGCATGTAGCCGTCCTGCTTCTGGTCGACCCACATGTTCATGTTCTTGGTCAGGAAGTTGCGCATCTTCCGGGGGTCGTCCAGAGCTTCCTTGAGGTCGGCCCGAAGCGAGCGCAACCCCCACTCCGTCGCCGCCACCAACGGGTTCGCCTTGATCCACACCCGCTCGTCCTTGGGGTCATCCTCCGGGTCGAGCTGGGCGATGTAGACGAAGTACTCCTCGTTTTCAACGGCGCCTTCGAGCAGCCGGCAGCAGTACTGGTACTCGGCGTAGCACGGAGACGACAAATCGAATCCCGCCGTCGTGATGACGAACAGGAGCGGCTGCGCCCGCTTGGTCAGAGCCGACACCAGAACGTCGTACATCTCCGACGTCGGGTGCGCATGGTACTCGTCAATGATAGCCAAGTGCGGCGCCAAGCCGTCGCCCGTCTTCTGGTCGTCCTTGCTTAGCGGCCGGAAGACGCTCTCTGTGGCAGGGTGCTCGATTTTCGCCCGCCCTGGCTCTAGCCGTTTGAGCAGGTCAGGCGAGCGGATCGCCATGACCCGGGCGGCATTGTAGACGATCCGGGCCTGCTCGGCCTTGGTGGCCGCGGCGTATACCTCGGCCCCAAATTCACCGTCGGCCATGAGCATGTAGAGCCCAAGGCCGGATAGCATCGTAGACTTACCGTTGCCGCGGGCCACCTGGACATATGCCTTGCGAAATCTCCGCAGGCCCGTGTCCCGGTGAACCCACCCGAAAATGCAGCCGAAGATGAACCGCTGCCAGTCGCCAAGCTCGATGGGCTGCCCGGCTAGGGGCCCCTTGACATGCCGGCAGTAGGTGAAGAAGTCGAATACCCGCTCGGCCAACTCCGGCCTGAACACGAAGGGGAACTGGTCGGTTCCCTGCCGCTCCAGGTCCCGCAGGTGGCGCTCGCATGCCAGCCGAACCCATCGCCCGGCAAGGATTCGCCCTTCGACAACCGCCCTTGCATATTCCGTTGTCGCATCAACCGCTACGGCGGTTGAGGCTCGCATGACCGAACTTCTCCTCGAATGGGTCGACCTGCTTCTCCTTCTCGCGTGGGATCGCTAGCGAGGCCCGTCCCGACGGGTCGAGCCCTAACCGCGGGGCCAGCTTGGCGATAATCTGCGCATACTTCGTCGCCACCAGCACCGCGGGGTTTTGCATGGGCCCCCTGGCGCCGATAACCACAACGCCTTCCCGCTCGATGACCTCTGTCGCCTGGCGATGTCGGACCAATGCGTCGCAGTACACCGCTAGCTCGTCCACTTCTGCCATCGTCAGAAGGCCGGTGTCCTTCATCAGCCGGACGATGCGCCGGAACTCCTTCTTTGCCTCATCGCTCAACCACGCCGGCGGGCGCAAATTCCCGCTGGGCGGCCGAATGGCCGCCTCCCGCTCTGCCCGAGCCTGCTTTTCGGCTTTGGTCAGGTGTTTTTTTCCGTCGAGTACCAGGAGCTCGACAGGTCGTGCACGGCGGCCCACCTCGGCCACCCCCTTTCAGCC